CAAGCCCCATAGCTGAAAGAAGAAACGTTGCTTGTTTAGGTTCTAACCAATCAAAATTAGAAATTAAAGATTTGTTGTAGTCAAAATGTTCTTGATCTACTTCTTTATTAAAAAAATTTTTTAATATTGTTGTTTTTCCTGTTCCTGAACCTCCGTAAACGACACCAATATTCCATTGTTTAGGTATACGTTCTAAATTAGCATCAATAATTACTTTTGTTTCTTCTTGATTTTGTATGTCAAATGCTTCATACACATATTTTGTGTATTTGTCATTTACTATTTTATGTGTTAATTCTATTTTCATTTTAAAATGGTATATTATTATCTTTTATAACTTCAAATTTTTTATTTTCACGTGTAAAGTGTTTGTAAACACCTCCACCATCATAGAAATCTGGAGCTATTTGAAAACTACCTAATTGACCGTTTTCTTTACGTTTTACTTTTTCAACATAAACACTTACAATGTCTGATTTATATTTTGACTTTTGACCAATTTCTCTAAACACAATTAAACCATTAAAACTTTTATTAAAAAAGTCAGCACTTCCTGAAATATCGTACAATGACGGTTTTTTGTATTTACCCTCAATAGTTTCAATTTTTCTTGGGTGTGCAACTAAAAATAAATGTGTTTTTGTTTGTTGACAAAATTGTGTTATTTGTGATAATAAACGCCCAATGTAACTGTAATCTTTTTGTGCTGAATGATCTAACATATTGTATGGGTCAATAACGCAAATGTTAATTCCTTTTTGTAAAACTAATTGTTTAAATGCGTCTAAAATACCTTTTAACGTTAGATTTTCCAAATCAATTTTAACCCAATGAAAATGCTCTTGTATAAAATCTTTTGTATTATTTAAATCTTCATTTGTGCAATTTTTTTCATTTAATTTGTTTGCAATGCGTTTAATGTGACCTTCATATGGAAATGATTCTGGCGCATACATGGCACATCTAAAACCATATTTAGCAGATAAATTGCAACAAATTTGATCTACTATATCAGATTTTCCACTGTTAGGAATGCCTGTAACAACTGTCCATTCGCCAAATGCTAATTTAAAATAATTATCAGAATTGCCCATTCCAATAGAATAGTTTTTTAAACCTTTTTCGTTAAAATTTAAAACATTTTGCCATATATTATCTATGTTAACAATTCCTTCTAACGGAAAATTTTTAGCATTTAAAACTATATTACGTAAAGTTTCTTTGTCTGCATTAATTAATACATCATTTGCGTCTTTGTATTCACCAAAATCTACATACTTGCATTTATAATAGCCAAATCTTCTTGCTAATTCGTTACGCAACATTAAACCTGGCTCATCATTATCAGTGCATAATATAATAGTTTTTTTATTTTCAAAATACTTATAACAATTATCTAAATATTCTAATTTTTGATTGCCTTTACTTGCGCCGTTTGGAACACTACAAACACTATACAAATTTACCTCATGCAAACTCAATGCGTCTATCTCGCCTTCAACTACGTAAACAGTGTCTAATTCTTTTATGTTGTTTAGTCCGTAGAATATTAATTCTGCACCAGATACCATTTTAAAATTTTTTTCACTATCTCTAAATTTTACGTTAATTAGTTCATTATCTCTAAAATAATTAAAATTGATTACACGTCTTTTTTTTCCTACTTGCGGCATATACTCTAATGATTCGCCTATTTTCCAATGTAATAATGTAGATTCTGTAATTTTTCGTTGTTCAAACCAATTTAAAACCCTTTTGTTGAGCTGTATATTTGTTCCAGGTGGTTTAATATAGTCAGGTTTTGAAGAAAATTTTTGGACTGTTCCTGACCATCCGCAATTATGACAATTGTAGATACCTTTGCTGATGTTAACAGATAAACATTTATCACGTTTGTTTTTTCTTGTATGACTACACTTCGGGCACGTTGTTTTATATTCACCAGTTTGTTTTAGTATTTTAATACCTAATGCACTTAATTCATTTATCATTTTATTCGTTTTAGTAAATTTATAAATTTAATTTGTCATAATCTAATAAGTATTTTTTCTTTAATACGTATGATTCAACTCTAGTCATACGTAAATTATTTTTTTTAAATATCATGGCGTTTGTTGCAAAACCTTCAAATCTATATTTAGGAAATTTACAAACAAACAGTGCAAACAATTTACAATTTGTCTTTGCATATTCTGGAATCATTAAAGGGTTATTAACGTTTCTGTTTACTTTAACATCAACTGTAAAATTTTTATAAATACAATCATATTTATCTGTACCTAATGTTTTAGAAGTATTTATAATTGTAAAATCAGGAAATAAATTTAATTCTCTACAAAATATAAATTCAGCGCCAAAACCAACTAAATTTAAATTGACGTCATTTTTTTTTGCTACTGTACGATAACCATTCCAACCTGTTTTTTCTTTATTTATTTGTCTTTCGTTTGCAATAGTGTAAACAATTTTTTGTTCTAATTTATCTAATGTAAAAATTTGATTTTTTTTAATCATTTAAAATTATATTTATATCTTCATCAGTTAACATTGTTTGTAATATTTCAAAATTAATGTCGCCATTAATAGTTTTTGCGCCAATCATTTCTTGTCCTAAAGGGTCAAAATATTTATAGAATTTAATGGCTCCCGGTATTTTCTTTTTTATATCATTTACAGTAATTTGTTTTTTATACATAAATCGATCTATGTATTTAGTACCGTTTTTATCTACGTTACGTAATTTTAAAATTGACAGAAAATTATTTTGCCAAAAACTGTCGTTTCTTAATTCTTTGCATTTTAGATAAACTTGACCAAGATCATATTTGTCAATTCTATGTATTTTGTCTAAACAATCTAACCATTTGTTTTTTTGTGCATTTGTTTTTGGGCGATTTTTTTCTGGAAATAATTCAACAAAAAATTCAAAAGCGCTTTCTACTCTTTTATCATATTTTTTAGCTTTTGTATTTATATTACTTTTATTATATATATTATTATTTATATTACTTTGTTGTGGATTGACCACACGTGGTTTTTCCGTTTGTGGTTTTTCGTGTTGTGGCACATCATGTAATATGTAATTAGTGCCAATAAATTTTCCTTTTTCTCTTACTTTATCACGTATAAGAAACCCAGCTGTAATTAATTCTTTTAATTTTGTGTTGATTGAAACACGCCCATCTTTAAAATGTTTTTCAATAAAACTTACTGTTATTTCTTGTTTGTCATCATGTGAAAATAACCAACAATATAATCCTGTTGCTGATGTAGTAATGTTTCTGTGTCTAAATATTGCCGACGGAACTATAACAAAACGTGTAAAACGTTTTGGTTTTATAATTTTATTTATTTTCATTTATTTATCTATAATGACTTTAAGTTTATCACAAAATGTTCTTATGTCTTTATAATATTTTGCAAAATCTTTTAATTCAATGTCTTGATCTTCGAAAACTTCCCAAAGAACTTCGACTAATAAATCAAATTCAACACGTGTCATTTTTCCTATATATTCGTAATTAATATCAATTTGTTCAGTTACATTTTGCGTCCATCTAACCTTTTGATTATCTGAATCAAAATAAACGTAATTATATTTGCTCATTGTTTAAATATTTTTGTATTATGTTAATACATTCATCATAGTTGTTACTCCATACAGCTAACCAATTATTAATGTTTAATTGTTTTAACCATTCTTTTTGGTTTGCTGTTGGTTTATTGTAACCAACTTTTAATTCAATGGCGAGTCCAGAATATTTTTTATTAGTATGAAATATTAATAAATCTGGAATGCCTGATTTACCTCCTAAATATTTAAATTTATAACGTTCAAACACTGTTCTTTTGCCTTCGTTTGGAACATGTGCAAATAACAAGTTTGGGTACTGATACTTTAAATAACTTATTATTCTATGTTGTAGTTTATCTTCTTTTGTTAAATATTTTTCAAACGGGTTAGCTTTCAATTTTATTTATAAAATTAATTTATTTTTTGATTTAAAACATTATATGCTGATTCTAATTTGTCAAATTTTAACAATAAATCGTTATATTTTTTTACTAAAGTTGCAAGATCAACAGTCATTTTTCCATGATGTTGTTCACATAATATTTTTATAAATTGAAAATCTTGACTAACTTTTTTGTCATATTTCATAATGTAAGGCAATTCTCTGACGCCATATAAAACAGTTGCATGATTTTTATTAACTGATTGTGCTATTTTATAATATGTCATATTCAAATTATGATAACATATATAAAAATAAATATATCTAGGATAAACATGCGTTCTTTTTCTACATGGCAGAGATAAATCAATACCATAAAATTTCTCTATTATTGCTCTTACTTTTTTCATATTAAATAACTTCCGTCGTTTGCGTATGTGTGCCAATTATAACTTGTTTTAACTCCTGTTTCCAGATACATTTGATAATCTCTAAATGCTTGTTGCCATGCTAGACGTCCTTCTTGTATTTTTTCTTTGCTTAATGCGTAAACTTCCACATTATACGGGTAAGTGGTTTCGACAGTGATGAATCTAAAATGATTTATTTTTAACATATCCATATAAAATGCTGCCTGTAAATGATATGCGTATTTTTTTACGTCATAACTAAAATTTATTGGCGAATTATTACGACATGTTTTTATGTCAGCTATAAAATCTTTATGTTTATTTATCACGTCTGGACGTACTCTAACATCAACGTCATTATGTTTGCCGTAATGTGAAACTTCAGTTTGACCTTTTAAATAATATTGCGCTAATTTATTTTTTTTTAAATTTCTACTTATTTCGTTTATAACGCTATAATCTTCTGAAGATAATAATGTTTTCTTTTTTGATATTTTCATATATGAATCATATTCTGCTTTTCCTTCAGTTGTGCGTCTATCTATTTTTGGCAAAACTAAATATTCAGAAACAAATTGATCTGGTTCTAAAATTGCACTATGCACTGCTGTACCAAATGCCATTGCTTTAGTTTCTAATTGTTTACGTGTTAAATATTTTTTTACTGATTCTTTATATATCATTTTTAATCCAGACGCACTAATGCCTGGACTTGCATGATAATCTTCGTTACTGTCTTTTACTGTTTTCATTTTTTAGTTTTTTTATTTCGTTTTCCAATATTTTTACTCTTTGCACTAAAAAGTCAATAGTAAAATCTTTACTATCTAAATGTCGTTTATTTGTTATCATTCTGTTCCTGCTATTATGTGATCAGAAAAATCACGATTTCTGTTATATTGTTTTATATAATTTAATCTTTCTAGTTCAAATGTTAAATGATCTATTGCTTTTTGTATATCCTCATCTGGGTTTTCGTGTTTTTTATATGCACGTAAAATGTATGTGCATGCTGTCCCTAGATGATAATTTAAATTAAAATTATCTACAACTTCTTTAGCTGTGTAATTGTTTCTTCCGTTATAATATTCTGGTGTTTTTACTTTCGTTTTTGACATAATTATTAATTAAAAAAGGGCAACATAATTGTTGCCCTTTAGTTAAATTAAAATGGTAAATCATCACCATTTTCTGCTACTTGCTCAACTTTGTTTTCTGCTTTGTAAGTGTTGAAACTCATGGAATAACTTCCATCTTCGTTTTTCCATAACGTGGCACGATATTGTTCGTTGCCCTGATACTCGGTTTTTGCATTTTCTAAACCGTCTTGACGTAATGCATCACCTAATAATTTTGGCGTTATTAAAACGTTTGCTACTAAATTCTGTGGCGCATTTTCATTTGCTTGAAAAAATCTAATACCACCAACATAAAGTGTTTTTTTGTCTGTCATTTTATTTAATTTTAAATTTATTAATTATTTGCTCTTTGTACTCTTTTTTCATTCTAAAAAGATTTAATACATTTTCTGCTTCTTTTTTAGAACCACTTAAAGTTGCCTGAAATTGACTTTCAGTTAACCATTTTTTGTTTTCTTGTTGTTCTTTTGCGTTTCTAACTTCATTTGCACTTGCAACACTAGTATCGATGCCGATACCAAAATTTGCTAATGCTCGACCCCACGCACTTGTTTCGCAATTTTCTACATGTGAAGTTTTATTAACTTTTGAACTGCCTTTAATTTCTTCAGCTAAACCTGTTGCAAGAATAAAACCATCTTTGTTTTTTATAGTTGCAAGAATCATTATTGAATTTTCTGTTTTTTCTAAAACTTCTGTTGTTAATGAATGATCATTATAATTTTTTCTAAAATGTTTTAAACGTTCATTAACTTCAATGTAATCATTGTTTTGAATTTTTACTGTTTTCATCATATATTATATTTATTATTTTTTCACATAAAGAATAAAAACCATTATCTTTTAAAACTACTATTTCATTAATTGTAAAAGTTTCTGGATTATTTATTCTTGATTTTAATGTTGGCATTGTGCATTGTAACATAGAACACACATCATAACGTTTGTATCTTAAACGTTTTAAATCGTTTATAAATGCTGTTTTTACCATATATATTTTTTTAATATTATATTGCAAAGTTAAAATTTATTTTCAATAAAACAAAAAAAATATTTATAAAAAACCGCCACAACTAAAAAAAGTTATGACGGCCTGCAAACAGAAAAGGAAAGCAAGTTCTTATTCACTCGTTATTCTAAAGATACAACTAATATCATCATCACTATTTGGTAAATGTGCTATTACTCTTGCGTTTGCTGATTTTATGTTATAAGTTAGACCGTCAATGTAGCAACTTTGTGGGTCTTGCGCTATTGATGTTCCAAAATTAAACCATATTCTGTTATGTATGCTGACTGGACTATTGTCCATGTTGCGAAAAGTTCCTTCATAACGTACTAAAAACGTTCTATAATCATTTAATATATTTTGTAAATGTCTATGATACATAGGTTTTACATCTGTATCACGTGTTCTTTTATAAACATATGTTGTAGGTAGTCCATTACCTGTTTTAAAATAATATGTTCCTGTTATTGTTTTTTCATCACTGTAAACACTTGACGTTGAACTTCTTTTTGCAAACTCAATGTACGCACTCGGCAATTGTCTATTGTCGTTAGCTGCGGCTGACAACCCTGATGGTTTAAAATAATTGCCTAAAATACCAACATTGTCAAAATAAATGTTTTGTATTCCAGTGCCAGAATAAGTACAATTTAAAACTTGTACGCCTATTTGTATACCAGTAAAATTAGTTGGATATCCTGTTCCAGTAAATGGTATGCTTAAAACCTGCCAATTGTTAAATACTTCAACTGTTCTTGTTATAGTGGTTTCAGTTGTAGTCCATGTGCTGTTTTCGTCGTCCCAGTAATGAAAATTTGGCGATCTATCAGCAACAATTCTTACTTGCACTGTAAAACTAGAAACACTGTTTTCATTTTTTTCTGCAAAAACTCCAAATTGTGCTGTTGTTCCTGTATAATAATAATTCCATGATTTTGCAGTTTGACCAGCGTAATCTGAATTAAATACAAGAGTTTCGCCAGATGTTGGTGCATTAACAAATTTAATTGCTTTGCGCCCTTGTTCTGTAAAATCATCTGTTGTTAATGATGCGTAACTAGATAAAACCCAACCATAAGTGCCATATTCAAAACCTATGTTTCTAGTATATTCATAACAACTGTTTTGTGTCGTAGAAAATTTATATTTTGCCTCGTTTAGTGGTTGTATATATTCACGTATTAAATCGCCACCAATGTTTTTTAAATTTGTTGGAACTGTTTTTAAAACTGATTCATTTGTGCTAGATTGATAAACGCCAGATGAATTATAAATGTCTGTTTGTATTACTTCATCATTTGCGCTGACTAATTGCGCTGTAATACTAGATTGTATTCCTGTTGGAGTTGATCCTCCACTTGCAGTTGTGTATAAACTAGATTTGACATTTGCGTCAAATATGTTTGAATTTTCTATTATGTACCAACGACCATATGATTGAAATATGCGACAGTTGTAATTGCTTAATATTGCTTCAAGTTGCTTTTTACAAGTTGGTAGATCAAATTTATTAAGTAATTCATTACGACCATTTGTTATAAGTGCATCACTCATAACGTTTTTACGTTTTGGGTAACTTCCGAAACTAACCATTAAATCAGCTTGTACATATATTTCTAAACCTAGATTAAGATTAGCAAGTATAGTTGCTATTCTTGTTGAATTTGTTATTCCTGTTGCTTCATTAAATGGACTTGTTCCAATTGGTGCGTCAAAATTGTCTAGTGTTCCTAAACCGTCATATGCATTTAAACTAAATGCTACAGGGTTTGATTTGTATTGTTCTTTAAATCTATCAACAACTAACCAACCAATCCAATAAGTTCGATAAACATTTGAACTGTCTTTATATGAAATTTTTACTTTATATTCTCTTTCGTCATGTTCATAAAAATTATCATAAGTAACAGTGTCTGTTGTAAATAAATTTAACGTGCAAACTGAACCTATTATTGGCGAATTATATGGGTCGTCATTTGCATTCCATTTTAAAACAACAGGTTCTGCTTGTCCAACCATAGGCAAAACGCTACCTGAATAATTGTCTTTCCAAATTTCAATTTTTTTAATTTTAGTTAAAACGTCACTAAATTCTAATTTATATTTTAGTCCGTATGCCATTAAATTAATCTGTTACGTGTGCTGTTTGCTCGTTCAAGCGCAACAACCAGATCTTGTCCACGTATTTCAAATGAACCACCAACTTGAACTTGTTGTTTTCCTGTAGTGTTGCCAATCATGTTTTTTAATTTGTCTAATGGCGCAATAACTTCTGGGTTAGATTTAGCGCCAGGATATTCGCCCATTAAACCCATTGTTGGTGCGCTAACAATTCCACCGTTTGCAAATGTTCCGAATCCAGAAAGTTTACCAAATATGTCTTTAAAACCAGTACCTCCACCCTGAAAAGTGCCAATACCTAAACCGCCTAAAATGACTGATAATGCAAGAGCAGCCATAGCTGCTGCTATTAATTGTTTTATTATTTGTTTTAATGCGTTACCTAGTGTTTTGACAAAATTTTCCCCGTCTAACATTGCTGTAAATGCTCCCATTAAAGAATCGCCTACAGCAGACATAATTGCGTCAACACTTAAACCTAGATTTTTTATTGCTTCAACAAATCTGTTTATTTTTTCATTTGCTGCAATTTCATCTTCATCTGTTCCAACTGTTTTTTCTAATATAGAAGTGCTGTCATCTGTTGTGTCTGCACCACCTGTTCCACCAGTTCCAAAATCTAACATTCCAACAAGTTTGTCTTTTATGCCAACGACTTTGTCTTTTAAAAAATCAACACCTGCATCAACGTCATCTTCAGTAATTAATTCAATTTTTTTTCTACCTCTTGCGTTTTTATATGCGTCAATAGTATTGTTATGGAAAATTTTAGCTGATTCTGTTAAAAAACCTTTATTTCTTTCCAAACTTTCTTTAAAGTTTTTTGTAATTGCTTTACCCATTTTTTTGACTCCAGATTTTATTTCATCCATGTCAAAAGTTAAAACGCCTTTTATAATACCACCTAAACCACTAAATAAATCTTTTATTATTCCTAAACCGCTTTTAAATGCATCAACTAAAGTTGTAATTGCAAGTTTGCCAACTGCAAACATTGTTTTAAAATTTGCGGCAATAAGCTGTATCACAGTAGCAAAAATATTTGATTCGTTATACAAGTCAATAAAATAGTTTGCAATGTCAACTATAATTTTTTTAATTCCGTCCCATTGTGTATATATAACGTAAGCAATACCAGCAAGAGCCGCCACAACTAAACCTGCTGTTGAAAAAACAACTGCAAGAACTTTTACTAAAACACCAATTATAGTTATTAATGTAGGCAACGCAACTGTTAACAATCCAACTGCCATTATTATTTTTTGTGTTGCTGGTTCTAATTCTGTAAAACGTTTATATAAATTTCTTATAAATTCTGCCGCTTTTTGTAACATAGGCACTACTCCAACTAGTAGTTGTTGTCCTAAACTTGTTAAAGTTTCTTTTGCACTGTTTAAAGATGCTTTAAATTGATGACTAGCAGAATCTGCTGTTGTTTTAAATGCTTTTTCAGTTGCGCCATGTGATCTAGTCATTTCATCAGCTAACCCAACATTGTCTTTCATTGATGCGCCTGTTAAATCAAGAACGCCTTTATATGCACGAACGTTTTTAAACAAATCTTTCATTGTTACGTCAGTGCCTTGCATTCGTTCTTTTAACATTGCAAGTGTTGGCATTAAACCATCCTGCCCAACAGATTGTTCTAATTCTTCAAATGTCATTCCAAGTTGAGCTAACTTTGCACGTGATTCTTCAGCTGGGGTAGATATACCCATAAAAATAGCGTTTAACTGCGTAGCGGCAGCGGCGGCATTTGTACCTGTTTTTGACATTGCAGCCATGGCAGCCCCAACTTCGTGAAACTCTATACCCATGTTTGATGCAATTGGAATTACACTACCCATGGCGCCAGCAAGTTCATCAGGCGCTAATTTACCCAATCTTACAGCTGCTGTTAACACATCTGTAGCTTGTGTTGCATTAAGATTTTCAGCACCATATGCATTCATGGCTGATGTTGCCAAATCTGCAATTGTAGCTGTTTCGCCTAACCCAGCAGCTGCGGCTTTTGTTGCCATTTCAAGTGCCTCCATTGCGAGTTCACCTTTCAAACCAGCTGATGTAATAAAGAATAATGCTTCGCCTGCCTCTTGACTTGATATACCTGTTTCAAGAGCCATTTTTCTAGTATGTGCCGCTAATTGATCAACTTGTTGTGTGCTTAAACCTACAAGCGCTTTGATTTTAGTCATTGACTTATCAAAGTCCATTGCCATTTTTATACCAGCACCACCAATAAGACCCATAGGCACTGCAATTGCTTGTAAAGAATTCCCAAGTCCTTGCAGTTTACTTCCAAAAGATTTTAATTTTCCTTGCGCTGTTTTTAAAGCACTTGTTAAACCAGTAGCATTACCTTGTATGTTAACTCTTAAATTTTGGTTTGCCATGTGAAAAGATTATAAAACAAAAATACAAAAAATGAATTAGTTATTTTTTTTTGATCTTATTGACTTTTTCTAAAAACTTTTCGTATTGTTTACGTGTTGATTTTGGTTTACCACGTTCTAAATAAACATCTTGTGGTAATGGAAATAATTTATCAGGGGTTATCATATTAGCACGTTTGTCAACATTTGTATTAAACAACATCATTGCTAGATAACGTGTGCGCTCCCACTCTAAATTTTGTTTGATTTGATACGATTCGCCTAGTAGTTGGTTTTCTTTCCAAGTGTTAGTCCAAAAGCTGTTTGGCGAAATTCCAACTTGTCCAATATAATAATCAAATAAGTCGTCCCAACTAATGGACTTTTTTACTTTCCCTTTTTTGTAGTTTTAGTGACAGTACGTTTAATACCAACGTTAAGATCGTTGCCAAGTATTTTTGATTCCATCATTGCAGAAACAATATCTTCTATTTTTTCTGCTGGCATATTATCTAACCAAGAACCAACACTGTAAAGATTGTAATCTATTTCATTGTTGTTTTCTTGATCATTAGCCAAAAGCGCCGAATAAATCAGCGCTCTTATAGTTGACAGATTGATTCCTTTTTGGAATATGTCACCAATTCTTTCAATTGGTATTTCTAATAAATCTGTAAAATTCGTCCAAAAATTCATTGAAAAATGCATTGTGCGAACTTTACCACCCAATTTAGTTGAGTAATAACCTCTTTTTCTGTTTGCCATTTTTTTTAACTATTAGTTAGTTGATTTTGCAATACTGCCAGTTAACGTAATTGAACCAGAATAACTTACTGGAGATTCCATTTCAGCTGATTGTTCTAAAGAGCTTAAAAACCCTTCAGCAGTGTAAACTGCATCACCTGTTTCAGCAGTACCAAAAACACATGTTAATTGCGTTCTAGCTAATAAATAATCTGCCATTTCAATTGCGTTGGCACTATCACTGTAATCAACTAATCCTTCAAAAGATATTTCACCACTAATAACACCAGCAATAACTTCTTGGAACCCGTTGGAATTCTTGGTTGTCGCTTCTGGCAAGTCATTAGATAATGTAAGTGAACAACTAGTAGTGTGTCCTAGTGTTACTGTTTCAATCTTTAAAATTAAATTAGTTCCATTAAATACTGATGTTGTAGCCATTTTTTTATTTTTAAATAATTAAATATTAGTTACAAATATACAATTTTTTTCATTAAGCAACTTGCCATTCAAAATTGGCATTTTCCCATAAAACATCAGTAGTATTCCAATATCTGTCAGTGCCTTGTTGTTGTATGTTAAACAAACCTGTCAACTGTAATTCAATGTCAAAACTTACAACATTTTCAGTTTCAGCTATTTCTTCTACGTTTTGTATAATTGCATTGCCTATTAATAATAAACCTTCAAAAGCAGATTGTTCAAAAACAAATTCATTTTCTTGACGTGTTAGCACCATATCTGCTAATTGTTCAAAATTTAAATTGTCTGAATAATTTGTTAATGCAGAAACTGATATTGTTCCTGATCTAACGCCAGCTATAACTTCTTGAAAACCTGCTGATTGTTTTGTTGTACTTTCAGGCAAGTCAACGCTTAAAGAAAATTTAGTTTGTGTGGAATGTCCAAGTAAATTGCCGTTATGGAACAAACCAAAAGATGTTCCATTTATTAACGCCATTACTCTTGATTTTCTTCTTCTACAACTGTATAACTACCGTCTTTTAAATCTACATTAATTTTGCCATACTTTGCAACTAGTTCTTCACGAAAGGTTTGCATATCATTTTCCAGATTTTCAAACGCTTTATGTAGTTTTTTAGTTTGCGTAGCCATTGCACCAATATCAAATAAAATTGCATTTTTTGTAGCTTCATGTTGTTTTAATTTATCAAATTCTTGTTCTTCTAAATTTGCCATTTTTCTGTTTTAATTATTAATTATTCACTATCACTTGGTAGTGGTAGCGTTTCGGTTGTTGGGTTTTCTTTTTCCGCTATTTGTGCGTCAACGTTAGATTTCATTTCAACCATATCCATTTGTGGTTCAATCCAAGAAACTACAATTTCTTTAGTTAAATCATCATAAGGTTTAAAATCATCTGGGTCAGGCGCTTCTACTGTTTGTGTTCCAATTATAGTAGCAACGTTACCGTTACCATCATCAGCATTGTAACGCCAATGAACATTGTAAACAACAGTTGACAAATCGCCTTCTTTTGGTCTGCAATCAAGTGCTGGGATGTCCCATGTGTAAGTATTTGCCATTTTTTTTAATTTTTATACAAATATAATAATTAATTCAACAACAATGGATCTTTTGTATATGTTCTGTCTTTAGTGTCAAATTTTTCTGCCATCCAAAATAATCCGTCTGTTTTCCATTGCCCGTTCCATCTTAAAGAACGCTTGCTTTTTCTATCAGTGTGCTTTGCAAATTCCCATATTCTGTTGCCTGTACCTTTTATTTCTTCCAAAGATTTTACGTAATACATATCAAATGGCGCAAGTTTATGCGCTTGTTCCATTAATTGAACAAGATCGTCTTTGATTTCGCCTGTAATACAAATGTCAATGTCGGTTGTTGCCCAACCTTCAAGAACTCCACCTACTAAATATAATTTGTAATTACTCCAATCTAACGTAAGTAAATCAGCAATACAACCTTTATATATAGGGTCATCTACTCCATTAATGTATGGAACAAATCTTAAACCACCGTCAATGTTTCTAATTTTGCCGTCAGTTTTTATATTATAACTATCTAAATTTAAATTTTCAAAATAACTCATATCTTATATATCATGTATTAATTCTAAAAGTATTGTTAAAGAAACTTCGCTCCAATATTTACTTGTTGCACTTTTTTGATAAATTAAAGATAATTCATCTCCTTCAACAAAACTGTTTCCTGTTGTTGGTTCCCATGTTATTGCACTAGTAGATTGTGCTATTTCGCTACTAGTAGTAGATTCAGAACCGTTTTTATAAAGTTTAAATTGTGTTGTGAAACTGCTACTTACATTGCCAGCAACGTTTTTCATAATAACTTTTACAACTTTCATATTACCAGGCGCTATAAAAAAGTGTTGACCGTCAGCAGCTGAAACAGTAGTTTCGTCAAGAGAATTGCTTAAAGGAATAATCAAATTACTTGTTGTTGATGTATCGTCATTCCACCCAGTGTGTATTAGAACAGGAATGTTTCTACTCGCAATTGTACCTGTAACATAAATACCTGTATCTGTAGTTTTAAATTTACTTACGTTGTTATAAAATAAAGTTACAGCATTATCATCATTAAATGTAGCCATTGTTTCGCCAGTATATTTTTCAATTTTTAAGAAATTACTTCTAATTCTTAAATCACCAGTACCTGAATCGTCAATATAACTGTCCACTCCATTGTGATATATGGATAAATCTGAATCTGCGCCTAAATTAATTCGTGAATTGTCAGGGAATAATAAATTGTTAGTAAATGTGCTTTCACCTGTTGCTCTTAAAGAACCACTAATGTCAAGTTTATAACTAGGCGAAGTAGTACCTATGCCAATTTTTCCGTCACTAGTAATACGCATTTTTTCAGTTCCTGAAATTAAAAATTGTTGTGATAAGGCATCTGTTCTTAAATTCATATAAGATGAAGCAACTCTATCATAATTTGAAATACTATTTGTGTCTGTAATAACTTCAGGTTGAAATTCTATTCCAGCTGCACCGCCATTAGAAACTACAAGTTTAGTTAAGGGCGTTGTTGTGCCAATGCCAACATTGCCAGATGAATTTATAATAAATTTAGTGCCAGCAGATGCACCAATTCCAGGCGGTGAAGAACTGCTTGATGGCACAGTGTAACCAGTGTTTCTGTTAATAACAAAAGCGTCATTGTTGTTGTATGGTAATCCTGAAAACCATTCAACGTCACTATTTTCACAATAATAAAAATTTCCTAAACCTCTTGCTGTGCTTGCATGTTTACTAATAAATTGTATTCCACCATTAACGTATGAAGAACTTGTGCCTTGTATTGTTATAAATGGGTTTGAATCAGATATATCTAATTTAGTCGTTGGCGAAGCAGTACCTATACCTACGTTGTGAGTGTCTGTTTTTATATTTATATTGTTAGCGTGTAATCCTTGTTGCGCACCAATAGATATTCTGCTATTTTCAGCTGACACATATCCTGTTGTATCATCATCTGCAATTTGTATCACTGCTTTATTATCTGTAGAAATAAATGAAGCGACAACTTGATCTGATGTTTCTACATCTAATTTGTAAGTTGGCGAAGTTGTGCCTATGCCTACACGACTATTAGCATAATCAATTAACGCTACTGTTGAACCACCTGATGTTTTAAAAGCTAAACTATTTGTCCCCGCTTCTAGGTAGTGATCACCACCATAATCAAATGTTAACCTACTATTTAAAATTACATTACCTGAAAAATCTGCGTTACCAGAATTATCTAACGTAATTGTTACAGTTTTCGAACCATCATATTCAGTAGTCCCTATTTTACCATAAGGCACACTGCCAGTTCTACCGCCTTCAAAATAAATACCTCTATCATTTGACGTTCCTAATCTAATAGTGCCACCACTACCGTCACCATCAGATGAACCTTCAAACCTAGCTACTTCAGACACAGTGCCAGAAGAACCTATGTTGCTAACGTGTAATTTTGTAGCTGTAGTATCGAAAGCATAAGGCGAAGTAGTTCCGATACCTACTTTGCCTGATGCATTTATTATCATTGATGTTCCAGCGGCATTTTTAAATTTAAATTCATTTACGCCAGCATCACCAAATTGAATACTATCAGTGCCAGTAGATGTAATTGCTCTTTGTGTTGTAGCTGATAAATCTATTCTGTAACCGTCTGATTTTATTTCACCAGCAACGTCTAATTTATAACTTGGCGAAGTAGTGCCTATTCCTACGTTGCTAACAAAAATTGCATTGCCACCAAATTTTGAAGTAGTGCTAACCCCAAAAGTTCCTTCAACATTTAATGTAGATGAATTATATTCATTATACCCACCGACAACTAATCTATTAGTGTTGGTAATTCTCATAATTCTTACATCACTGCCACCATTTTGTGCTAATGTAAAATCAACTGCTGACGCATCGTTTTCGTGTTTTATTTTAAAGTAATCATCACCATTACTACCTCTAGTTTTTTGCCATATAATATGTGGTTCGTATGCTTTTGCTGTAATAACTGAAGTGTCATTATCTTCTACGAGTAAACCATTGCCTAATTGCAACTCACCACTATCAACTACTATATTAACATTTGACGTTAAAGTATCTGTATCTGACCATATTGCTAATCTATTAGCAAAACCACTACCATCTACTGCACCAGAACCAATTGGAAGTTCAATAATATTACCGTCAGTGTCAACAGCTAATTTATATGTAGCAGTACCAGTAAAAGTCCCAGAGCCGTAAATATTCATTTTTATTTTGCCACTGTCATTTATTCTAAATTTTTCTGCAAGTGAATTATAACCATTCCAAGTTTGAAAAGAAATATTTGTGTAATCGTGTACTGAACTGCCACTTTCTCTTGTTAAAACGTCTATTTTTGCAGCAACGTGTGTGCCTGTTGCGTAGGTGTTTTTAAAAGCAATAAAACCTAAAGAAGTGTCAGCTGTTGAGGCGCTTTGTCTAAATTGTATATTTCCTGACGTTATTGTCAATTTTTCTTCAGGCGAAGTAGTCCCTATGCCAACACGCTCATTTGTGTTGTCTATTCTTACAACTTCACCGTTTGTTGTGCTACCTAATCTTATATTTCTAGTGCCATCACCGTCTAAAGATAAAACGCCAGAAACATTATATAATTTGCCTATTTTTGTGTCACCAATACTGCCACCTATCATAATAGATGAACCATTAGCAACAGCAATATTACCACCACTAATAGATAATTTTTCACTAGGCGAAGTAGTTCCTATACCTACGTAAGCTGTATCTCTTGTTAAAGTTAAAATGTCTTTTACAGTCGTTGTATTTGCTGATTGAAAATTTAAATAATTACTTGAACCTTGCATATTGATTCTAAAGCCATATATATTTGTTGCCCAAGTTGTCCCAGATTCGTTAAATATTAAACTACCAGCGTCTGTTGGATTAGAACCATTTGCATTAGTAATTCTTATGTCG